ATGTCATGGGATATTATACTTCACAGGTATAGTATCTCCCTATTAAAGCTCATACCTATTACCCTAGCTTCATGCTAAAACATAAAAAATTTTAAAGCTGTACTCAAATAAAGTTCAGCTTCTAAGGAACATTAAACATGAAAATCTACGATAACTTACGAGAAAAGATTATAGATAAGAATAATCTTAGACTCGCTCATTATAATGCAAGAAAGGATAAAGCATTCTATCAAGAAGTCCAGATGGTTGACTCCAATCTGGATTTTTATATTGATGAAATTCATAATATGCTCAAGAATAAAGAGTATGTTATAGAATCATCAGACTATACTATCTCAATTATAAACGATAAATGAAAAGAAAGAGAATTGGCTAAACTTAATTACTATCCTCATAGAATTATTCAATGGGCTATTATGCTACAACTTGAGCCGATATTTATGGAAGTATTTTGCTATCATACTTGTGCTTCATTAAAATGAGGATGAATTCATAAAGCATATAATCTTGTAAGAAAATATCTAAAAGACAGGAATTGAACTCTGTATTGTTTGAAAATTGATATAAAGAAATTCTATCCAAGTATAGACCATCAGATTTTGAAAGATTTATTAAGAAGAAAAATCAGATGCAAAGATACTTTACGAATATTAGATATGATTATAGACTCAACTCCTTGAGATAAATGAATTCCTATATGAAGTTATCTATCACAATATCTAGCTAATTACTATCTATCTTATTTTGACCATTACATGAAAGAAGTATTAAAATGTCATTATGTTATAAGATATATGGATGATATAGTAGTACTTTCAGATAATAAACCTTTCTTACATAAAACATTAGAACTTATGAGAAATAATTTAACAAATCTGAAATTGGAGATTAAATGAAATTATCAAGTCTTTCCAGTGGAATCAAGATGAATAGATTTTGTTTGATACAGATTTTTTCATAATTATACATTGTTGAGGAAGAAAACTTGTAAGAGAATGAAGAGTAAACTTAAAAAGATAAAAGAAGATAAAACTGAAAGACATAGGCTATTAAGCTATTCAGAATGGTGTAGTATTAATAGTTATATAGGATGGATACAATATTGTGATCATTATAGATTATATGAAAAATTTATTAAATGTCTCCTTTGATGATTAAATAAATATTATTATTTTGTGATTACTAATAAAAATAAGAAGAAAACTATGAAATACTACAGAAATATAAAAGATAAGCAGTATTAATAATTAGGCAAGATAACAAAAAAAGACTCTTAATTGAGTCTTTTTTATTAAATTCCAATTAAAGTTCACAAACTATAGAAAATAATCAGACCAAAAAAACAGAATATAAAGATATAATTTAACCACTTCCAACCAAATTTTATTCAGAAAATGATTTTATCAGCGATAATATCTGCTTTTTTCTTATATTTAATTTTCTTTAATTTATCTCTACATATATAATAAAGATTAAAAATCAGATTTCTTATTTTCTCACAGATCCATCTTATTCAAGAATATAAGTGTCAGAAAACATAAAAAAGAATAAAAAGACAGATTAAAAAAATTGGGACTTTAATTAGAAAAAACCCTAAGATATTTCCTAAAAAGTCCCAAAACCACATAGATATACAATAACCATATAAAGTTATAAGAATAATAGCAAATTCTAATCTATGTTCAAGTTAAACTAGCTACTAGCAGGAGTAGTAGTAGGAGGGTAAATAGAAGTATAAGGAGAATTAACTAGCCAAGCTGGAGTGGCTGTTGGAGCTAATCTTGCAATTAGTTCGTTAGTTTGTTGGTTATTTTGTGCAATAACTCTAGCTTCAGCAAGTGCAGTCCTTAATCTATCAGTTTCTTGTTCACAAAGCTTATCCAAGACTTTTTGAACATTAGCTTGAGAAGATGCTATAATTTGAGCAGTATTTTGTTGTCCTGCCAAAATTGCTCTTTCTATGTTCTGATTAGTATTACAGAATCACAAATTCATAGCACTTGTGATACCATTAATGTTTTGTTGGTTAAATAATTGGTTCTGCCACATAGTATTGTTATTTATTAACTCAACTGTGTTATCGTGGTTATTATTAGCATTACTTTGACCCATTAACCAAGCAGCCGCATTATTGCTACCCCCAAAACCACCAAATCAACCATTACCATTAAAAAGAAATAAAAGTAAGATGATTAACCAAGTTCACATTCATCCCATAGACATTGTTGTGTTAGTTCAGTCCATAATTACAGATATACGATATAAAAGAACGGATAAATCTGATTTTTACATAGCTACAACCCATTCTTTTTGCATTCATTACTGCAAAGAAAAATTACTTGCTAGTTCATATCTATAATATCACAGACTTCTTTTTGCTTTTCAGCTCACAGCATAGATGAATTCTGTTTTATGATATTTTTCATCATAGGATTATTCTTTAATAAAGTAGGGACTATCTTTTCAGCTAGTGAATTTAAGTCGTTTACATTATTAAAATCTATTCCTTGTAGATCATTAGGAGATATTCCAGCCTGTAGTAATTTTTGTCTTAAAAATTCTCCTTTAAACATATTCATAAAATCCATAATTCAGAATATTAAGATATAAAACTATTCTTCTTCATCCTCTTTCATGTATTCAGCATAAAGTTCTTGGAGCTTTTTATCGTATTTATGCTTCAAGTGTTCTTTCTTCACTCTGAATTCAGTAAAATGTTCTACTTTCTCAATAACATAATCTATAATAGATTCTGCTTCTTGTGGATATTGTTGTAATTTCTCCACAATTTTTTTCATAGATGGTTCAGTTCCATCAAAAAAGTGTTCTGTTTTTCGTTCCATAGCTTACTATTAAATGATAAAACACTTTCTAAATAAATAAAAAAAGCTGATAGTGTAGGACTATCAACTTAAAATTTTATAAGGCTTTATAACTCTGTTATCATTATCTCAACTATAAACAACATAGATATTATGTTAGTTGTGTATATTCAGAATTTCATTATTTTTTCAAATGTGGTTCTTGTATCTACTTCTTTATATTCCATAACAACTTTACCATAGGTTATTATGTTGTTAGTGTAAAGAATAAACTTGTTAAATCATTCAGGAGTAAGATAATCTCAGTTGAGTAATTTTATTAGCTTAGATTTATTTTGACTAACGATACTAACTGCATTTTGCTTTACTTCTCTACAGCTTCTACAGAATTTAGACTTGCCTGACTCCTTTCAGCACTTAATACACTCCATAATTTAATTATTAGGATGTAAATTTTCACAAGGTATTCAGTCTTTATCTCCATCTAAACTCTTGTGTCATAGTCTGTAAAGTAATTCAGCCTTTCGGTATGAGTCTAAATTCTCACATTTAACAGCCTGATTTCTCCATTGGAAAAGATTTAAGCATATACTTAGTGATAGCAATAGTAGTAGTAAATATAAAGCCTTTCTCATTACTTCTAATGATTATAAATAATTTCAGGGGAGACTGGACTCTCACCAGTTAAGCAGTGCGAGGTATATCTGCTAGTGTTAATTGTTCTTTTATTTTTTACCTTTTATACCCTCTTATATCATGAAAAAGCTTCCGACATCAAGCCTTTGATTTTCCCTCGCTTATGATTTCTCCCCTGTTAAACTCCACTCTTACTGTATCAGGCTTAAATCAAAACATAGCTCAGATTTCTTTATATGATAATCATTTCTTGTATAGTTCCATAATTTGAGGTTTTAAGTCTACTGTTTTTAGAGTAGATTTTTCTTTTTTTAACTTTTTATCGATTTCCTTTTCAATCATATTAATTCAGGCTTCTAATATTGTTACTTTTTCAGTAAGTTTTGTTTTCTCAATATTAAGAAGTAAGTTGTCCTTATTCAGTTTTATGTTTTCACTTACTAATTCATCAAGATTTTTCAGTAATCTCCTACAGATAAGTAAAGAAGCAATAAGAAAGATAAAAAGAAGAATAAATCAAATCAATAATAGTATCATAGTTATATATTGGTAAAAAAATAAAAACCTATCAAGTAATTGTGAACCTATTAACAACATAATCTTTACAATTCTGACCGTTTATAATCCTTTTAGGTCAATAAAATTTGGTTCATCAATTCATTTTTTCATTACATAGTTCTATTTGGTATCACCAGTCTTCCCAATATTCTTGAGGGATTTTGTGGTATCTATCATTAACCTGACAGAGTCAGAAAGCATGACCACTATCTCAAACTGCGAATGGATCTCGGCGACCGTTTTCGCACTCTATTAAGATAACTAAATCAAGCCCACCCACTTCAAAAGCTTTCTGTACCATCTGTTGTCTTCAGTCTTCTCGGCTGTATCACTCGTGATGGATTTTGACTCATTCATATTGGTTTTTTTCAGAGGTTTGCTCCTCTTGAGTAAACCCTCTTTTTTTACTTCATTATTTCATTGTTCTATTCTTTTTTTGTCAGCTTGTTTACTGACTTTCTCTTGTTGTTCTGTGTAAGAGTCTATACACTCTTTTTTCATGTCTTCATAATCCCATCGTTGAGACTGAAGTTCTTTAATTTCATTTTCTAGTTGAACATTCCTTTGTTCTAATTCAAAATATTCAGTTCAAGTTTTAGCATTAGACTGTGCTATTGCTCAATAACTCAAGCCAAATAATGCTAGCATAAATGCTATTGTTGTTAGTTTTTGTTGGTTGTTCATAGATAAGTTTAAGGTATAAATATTTTGTTTATTCTTTTTTGTTATCTTGTATTTTAAATGCTTCCATTGCTATATATCTGCTCCATTTAGATAGAATTGATAATTTTGTATTATCAGTTAGCTCCATACTATCTAGAAAGCTAAATCAAAGCTGAACAAATCAGTTAATCATAAAATCGCAAAACACTTTCTCTCATCATTCACCAAACCAAGTATCACACTTCATATCTGAACCTTTAACACTGGCTACAATTTTAAAATCTGAATTTTCTTTCTTTTTTGCCATATTTATCATTATTTAATTTGTAAATTTTGCTTTGTAATTATTGATGCTCAAGGAACTTCTTGTCAGTTCTTTAATGCTTCTTTAATAGCTACCTTATCAGGTGCAGTAGTGATTTTTTCTTTTTTGAATTCTTGAGGAATCATTTCTTCATTAATGATTTCTACACTTTCAGACTTCCTGTAACTTAGTTTGTATAAATCTGTATTAAAATCTGTTTTCTTGAATGTTTTAAGTAAGTAATCCATTGTATTTTCTATTCTCTTTACTTTCTTATCATAACTATCAGCTAGTTGTTTAAGTCTTAAAGACTCTTCAAGATAACCATTAGCTAACATTTGATTTTGTTGTCTTAGCATAGATAGTCTATTAAGTTGTAATCATAGTTCTTCTTCACAGCTAGCTATCTGCTTTTCAATTTCTTTTTTGAATTCAGGTACTTCATCTTCACTAATACCATTAGCTTCAAGATATTCAGGATTTTCTAGATCCATTAGAATACTTGTTGCTTCAAATAAGTTTTTGATATTTTCTGTTATTTTAGCCATTATTTCTCGTAGTGATAATAAATTAAAAGACCGATATTGATTAAAAGGAATATAACACTGATTACTGTAACGAACCCAAAGAATACTAAATCCCAATCAGTGGTTGAAATACAGCATCTGTGATAACTGTAATTCATAATAAGTGCGAATATTAATACTCTGTTTAGATATATTTGTTCTTTCATTTTACACATGGTAAGTTTTATAGTGGTAAAAGTTTTAGGCTCTCCGAACCTCTAAGTCCATATTCTCATTAGTTGGAGGCAATGTCATTCATCTAAGCTTTTTACAAAGCCTATCAGCTTTGGCTATTGCCTCCTTTGGTGAGAGCCTCTTAAAAGGGTAAGTCATCATCATCCTTTTTATCGGCTTTTGGCGACTCGGTATTTTGACCAGTATTACCGTTTTCTTTTACATCAGGGTTAGAGTAATTATCCATCATTTCAGAGAATATTCTTCTACTTGCTAATACTCTTGCTTGAAAATTCTCATTATCATCAAGAGGATTAAAACCCTGAAATCAGATTTGGAAAGCGATACTTGTAAAATATCATTCTTGAGACTGTCAATTGTTTGCTTTTCTTGGCTTATCTTGTTGTATCTCTTTCCATTGTTCTCAAGGCTTTACTACTTCATATGAAATAGTATCTCAAATCTTAAAACTGTCTTTTTTCTTTTTGTTTAGTTTTATGCTTTCTCAATTATCCATCTTAAGATAAATTGAATACATCTTTCCAAATTTTCATTCCCATTCTGTAGTTTTTTCAATTTGTTGAACTTTAGCTGTTTGTGTCATTGTTATTCTTTCTTAAAGAGTAAATCTAAATAATCATATGCGAATTGTATAAAGTTGTCATTAACTCAATATCAGTCAAATTTTTCAGAATCTGGTTTATCTTCATTAAATTTGTTTAGTAACTCATCTAGGAAGCTACCAAATAAATAATTCTGACTTTCATTTCTTACATTCTCATATTGACTGTTATAGTGAGTAATAGCATCCCATAAATCTTTAGGTTTCCAATTCTTAAATGGTGTATAAGTCATTTTTAGGCTGTTTTATGAAGTAAAGTTTTCATTTTATCAAGTTGCTTTCTTGCTTCTTGTTTTTGTTCTTCAGTCATCTCTTGCTTAGTCTCAACTGGTTGCTGTTGTGTAGTTTGAACCTTGAGAATAGAAAGTGCTTGATTTAATTCAGTTTTATTTGCTATTCTTGAGATTATTAAGCTATCTTTACCATAGAATTTGTTTATGTTCTCAAGAAAGTTCTCTAATGTCCAATTCCATATTTGGAAATAGAAACATTTTTCTTTTCTTCTGTTTACTATCAGATCTCTAATAACTGCAAACTTTTCAACCCTTGCCTTGAATTCATCTACAGATATTGAATTCTGAATATTGTAAATTCATTTTTTAACCTCCGAACTCATAATTGCATTGTCCCCTGTAATTTCATTCCAAGCTCGGATATATTGTCTTCCTTTTAATTCCACACTTCTCATTCAATTTATGTATTCAATATTTTTGTGTGTGGTTGGTGTCTCTTCCCCTATTACACTTGTATTGTTATTATTTATATTATTATGGTAGTAGTTTTCTTCTATAGGGGTATCGAACTTTTCTTCTATAGGGGGTAGTAGTTTTCTACTATAGCCCCTATTGGATTTTTCTCTAATAGGTGCTTTAATAGTTCCCTTTAATTTAACAAGTTCTCCTATAAATATTTTTCTAACATTTCAGGCTTCCCTATCGTACTCAATTTTAAGATATCAAAGCTCTTTCATTTTTAGGATGCACTTACTAATCCAGTCCTTACTCTTGGAGTAAAGATTAGAAAAATAATTGTTTGAAGCATAACAGTATCAGTCTTTTTGTGCTAATGCTGTTATCTCTCCATAGAGTAGTTTTTGAAATTCTGATAGATCATTAGCATATCTTACTGGTGCTGGAATAATTGCATAGTAATTAGGCTTTTCTAATTCAGACATCTCAAAAACTAATTAAAATAAATTTGTTGTAGAAGTTCTACAGGTATGAGTTTATTGTTGCATAATTCACACCTGAAAAACCTCCCTCCAATCTTTAGAACTTCTACTATTCAACCCTCTTTAGGGTATCAGTAGTAGTTCCTGCCGTTGTTCTTGCTTACTAATAGCATTTTCTTACTGAATAAGATATAAAAGATTGTTTCAATACCTTTTTCAGCTTGTGGTGTGTATTAACCTCTTATTCCCTTTATAATAGACTAGGGAAGCTCTAGGAGCACTTTGAGCCTAATAAAAAATGCCACTCACTTATTAGGTACTGGGAGGATTAACAGACCCCAGTACTTAATAAATAAGTGACATGGTTGAATAGCTTGTTAATCCTTGATGTTAGAAGACTACAAGCCCTAATTGTTTGTGTTAGGCAGAACCTTTTTGTGTAGTAGTTGTGTAATAGACTAACAAAAAGGAGCTTGTTTATTATCACAAGCCCCTGTTATTCTATTTCCTCACACACACCATATCGAAGATATTTGTGTGATGTCTTAATAGAAGATTTAGAAACTTGTAATAATGGAATCTTCGAACACAGGAATTATATTCAAAAAATCATTTTTGTCAAATCAAAATGAATACCAAAATTATCTAGTTAAAAACTAGCATTATTCAATTTCCTTTCAGAATTATTTTTTAATTACTTAAAAACCTCATCACTTTTTTGTATTCATTCTGAATATATTTATTAGATAAATTAAAATATCTTAAAGTCGTACTCATAGATCTGTGTCCCATTAAAGTTGATACTGCTTGTTGAGATAATCAAGCATATACACAATTAGTAGCAAAAGAGTGCCTTAACATATGTAAATGTATTCTTCTTTTAAGTTTTCATTCTTCAATTAGTTTATCACAGACTTTAGCAACAGCAATATCTAGATACTTTGGTCTTAAAATCTTTCAGAAATTTCTATTTTCTAATGAAATGAATAAATAATCATTATCAATAGTTCTGCTTCTTTTTTTTAAATATACATCCAATAACAACCTATAAATTCTGACTTTCATTTGTAGCCTTTCATCAAATACAACAGGGTCAATATATCAGAATTTTCTTTTTATCTCAAATTGCATAAAAGGAGACTCAAAATCTGAAAATTTTAGCCTCAATAGTTCATTTCTTCTTAGTCCTGTATGATAGGCTATATCTATAAGTAGATGATTTCTATAATTGATAGTGTATATATTACTATATTCAAGCATTCATTTACACAATATTTCAAATTCATCAGACTGGCACATATCTCTAAAGCCTCTTTCTTTTTTCATTGATGGGAATAAGTTTATATTCCATGATGTTTTATTCAATAATCCCATATACCCCATAAAAGCTCTAATACTTTTAACATATTCAACTATTGTATTATGTTTAGGGAGACTTCATTTATTCGGTCAAGTCGTTATTACTTTAGATTTAACATATTCAATAAATTCTGTGCAGTCATTAAATCAGATTTCTTTTGTTTTTGGTGTTTTTCAGTATTTTTTAGCTAAAAATTTCTCCCATTTAGCTAGTGTATATTTATGATGTTCAATAACATTAACGGATCTGTTTAGAATATTCTCACAATAATCTAAAAAGTTTAAAATATCTTCGTGCATCTGTAATTCGAATAAGAAATAAATATAATTATTCAAACTACCACACACCTAACACAAATTAAATTGTATAAAAGTCAACAATGAGAATAAAGTTGAAATCTAAATTTTTTGATAAAAAAAAGTTATCAGAAAAATCTCTTGAAAAGTCGCTTTTTAGGGGTATAATTGCAATAGTGTAGTAGATAAGTTTAGGTAGAACCTCTTTTAAATAAAGAGGCTTTTTGCATTATGATTAAAAAAACAAGACCTAATCCTATCTGAAGAAAGCATAAGGAAAGAATAGCCAGTTGAAGAAGTGAGACTACAACTTTTAAGATAAAATGGTTAAGAAATTGAGGTAAAACCGACCTTACAGGTAAATATTTTCCAATAGATAAGGTTAGTGCATTTCAGTTTGCTCATGCATTGCCTAAGTGAATGTATTCAGAATATAGAAATAATCCAAGCAATATAGTATATGTTGATAGTATAGAACAGCATCAACGAGTAGATTCTGTTGTAGCTTGACACAAATATATTGTTGAAAATTTAGTTAAAAAAGACCGTTTAATACCACGACTAAAAGAAAAGTGGCAAGATTTTTTAATTCAACAAAGACAATGACACATCCATTAATATGTCCTGTATGTAAGTATAGCCGACCATTATGATTAAGCTATTGTCCTAATTGTAGGAAACAAACAGACAAAAAGCTGAAAACGATACCACAATTAAAAAAAATAGTAAAGAAGACTGAAAAGAAGATGAAGCTAGAAGTGAAGAAAATCAATATTAAGCAGAAGAAGTAATCAGATTTATCTTTTATACTTAGTGATAATGAAGCATTGTTTAATCTGCTGACAAGAGTGTAAAGATATCAGCAAATATTGTCTTAAATGTTCTAAGATGCTAATAAAGAATAGAAGCACAGCACTTAATATCTGAAAGAAAACAGGATTAAGATACTGTCCATTGTGCTTTAAGCCAATAAATAAGTGAGAGTCGTTTTGTAAGAAATGTCTTAAAAAGATACGAAAGCCTAAGTTTATTTTATCTGCTAATAGTAAGCCTATGAAAAAAGGAGATATATTAAATCTTGAATACACATACATCATTAAAGATCCAAGATTTTTCAGAAAACACAAGAAAGACTATGTTGAGTATAAAATCATAGAATTAGAGTTAAGAACTTGACACATATTTACTCAGAATTTAGAGATTTTTTATAAAGAGTGATTACCAAAGAGAAATAGATTTCAAAGTAAGGAGAAATACTTCAAGGAGTATTTAGTACCAATAATTAGAAAACAATATGAAAGATGGAGACTAAATGCTATATGATTTAGAGTAGATGTAGCAGTTGAGACTATCTTACAAGAATGAAGAAAAAAGGCAGAAGTTAAAGCATAGTCAGATTTTTTATTCTTTATAAGAAATAATGTACGAATTTAATTGGGAAGCTATGAATAAATTAAAAGAGAAGTTTCCAAAAACAGAATATAATAGATGATTTGCTGTATGGTATGATTATGATGCAATAAAAATTCATGTTGCTTTCTTATATAATCCAGATCCAAGAAGTGATGATGCAGATATAAGAGCAGTGTATAAGATACATTGAATAGACTGTAGAACATTCAACTATCCAAATGATGAAGAAATTACATCGGCAATGTATTTAATAGGTGAAACATATGATGATGAAAGTGCTAAATATTTTAAGAGTAAGTTAGTATCAACAATAGAGAATGCAATATTGCTATTTATGAAATGAATATATGAAGCACCTGAATGTAATAAGATAATCTATGTTAGACAAGAACCTAAAGCACTTGAAGATAAAAGAATATTAGCATTAGAAAAGAAATAGTAAAGAAAATCGGGAAAACCGACTTTTATCTTTAGAACTGATAAATAGGAGATGACATACAAGAACAAAGAAGCTGTGATGAGATGGAGAATAAAGAACAAAGAGAAATATCGTGAAATAAAGAAAGAATGTCAAAAGAGATATTATGAAAAGAATAAAGAAATAATTAATAAAAAGAGAAATGAATGGAGTAGGAATAGGACACAAAGACTAAAAGAATTAGAGAAAAAATTAAAGGAGTTAGAGTATACAGACTTTTAGATTAGTATTTTGAAATAAAATGGAATTAGCAATATTATTACAAGAACTTCTTAAAAGAGGTTGGAAAGCCTTTGGAGAATATGATAAAATTATGAGCTATTGACAAACTCGATGAAAAAGAGATTTCTGATTTTGAGTGCTTTGAGAGACTAAATACACTCTAAGAGAATTAGTCAGCAAAGAGTCGGGCTTATGGCAATTTTGCTGTAAAAATAGACTGACAAATAGAGATGAAAAAGCTGATTGGTCTAAAAATGCTGAGCGAGATGAGGATTGAGTGATTGATAGAGATTGTCTGATATTCAGTTCAGATTATGAATACTGGATTATTGAGTCAGCCTTGAAAAACGAGTCAGAATTAGAGAAATTTTTACTTGATAATATCAAAATAGAATGAAAGAAAACTGAATAAAAAAAATTATAGAACTACTTAATGAGTATGAGAAAGAAAATTGAAGAAATTTTGAAGTTACAGAAATATGAATGATATATAGGAACAATGATTTAATGGTTATAAGTAAAAAATACTGATTTATTAAATGGCTAGTCCAGAAAAATAAGATAAATTTTGATAAAGTAATGAAGTTATGAATACCTTGTTTTGTGCAGTATGATAAATGAGAAATAATAAGTGTTCACGATGTAGATTTTGATAGGCAGTTGATTATGTTGCTTTCTATATCAGATACACCTATTGAAGATTTAATTAGTTACTTAAAGTAAAGATGACATTAGAAGAACTACTAAACAAGCTAATAGAGAAAGGGTGGAAACCTTTTGGAGATGAAAATGTAAAAGATATTAAAATATATTCAGATATGGATATTGAATGTATTTACTGAAAAAGAAAATCAGATTTTTATTACACTTCATATAGAAAGCTAACGAGTAAAGAAAGCTGACTATGGCAATTCTGTTGTAGTAAAGGATTGGTTGATATGTATGAATGATTTTATTGGCAGAATATATTCCCTCTTGATAGTCAAGAATATGATTACACAGATTATCAATACTGGATATTAGAAAGTTCCTTGAAAGATGAAGAAGACTTAGAAAAGTTTTTACTTGAGAATATCAAAGTTAGTTAGTTTTAGATTATTTATATAAAGATGAGATTTATATTATCATTAGTATTACTTTTTGAATGGAATTTTACTTATTTAATGTGCTTATATATCAGTAATATTCCAGAAAATAATATAGCTGTATCTTGAGCTATTTTATGAGATATTTTGATTTATTATTTAGTATCAAAAAAGTAGTTAGATTTATATTATTTAATTATAAGAAAATGTGATTAGATATAAAGCAACTAACAAGATTACAGATTATTAAATACTGTGAGAAGTTAGAGAAAGAAAATAGAAAGCAGAAACTACATATAGAAGCAAAAGATAAAGCATATACAGCTTTACTTAAAGATTATGAAGAACTTAAAGAGAAGAATAAAAATTTGAAAGAAAAATTAGAAAAGCAATTATGAGAAATGTTGTTTGATGTTAGAAGTTAATCAGATTTATATTTTATTTATTTAGAGATGGAAGAAACACACGAATATAATCCAGAAAAACAAGAAATCAATAAATTAAAAAGCATTATTGATTTAAACCACTGAATAATTGAAAGGTTAAAAGATAAGATAGAAAAGCTTGAAAAAATAGCAGACTATCGGAGGCAAGAATACAAAGAAACAAAGAATGCACTTGAAGCAATGGAAAATACTATCAAGTAATTTCAGATTTATTTTTGTTCTTTACATGCTATGGTATGAAAAGCAAAGACTAAGGTAATTAAAAGACCACAGAATACATTATGAGGTAAGCCTGTTAAAGCAAAGTATAAGATCCGTAAGGACTGAAAGACTGATACAGGGAGACCCACTAAAAAAACTCCTGAAGTAATAAAGAAACTCCAAGAGGCTTATCTTTATAATTGTACTGATGAGGAGGCTTGTGCTTATGCTTGAATAAGTGAAACTGCACTTAATGAGTGGAAGAAAAAAGATGAGAAGTTTAGGGAGCGAGTTCACTGGGCTAAACAACAATATGCTTTTGCCATTAAAAGAGCATCGTATAAAAGAGCAATAAATACAAAAACAAAAGACTCTACAGATATATTATTCAGAATTGATAAGAGATATAAAGAGGAAGAAGAAAAGCAAAATACAACGGTTACTATCTTAGATATTGCTAGAATAATGCAAGAAAAGAGACTTGCTAGAGAGAATGGTTGAGAGGTAATAGAAGTAAAAGAAGATAAAAAAGCTTTAGATGATAAAAAAGAATAATGAACCGAAAAGAACAAGAAAAATTTATTAAATCAGTTGTTAAAGATTTAAGGAAATTACTATGAACTAATCTATTTTATGATAGTAAACAGATAATGAAAGCAAAATCTAATCATTATGTAGATATTTATTTTGCTTCAATAAAGTATATGTTGTCTCAATGATATGTATTAATTCCCTTTCAATGATTTAGGCTTAAAAAGTAAGATTTAAGCACCTAAAAATACAACTGTATTTATTAGAAATATCTGTTAGAAAATTGGTATATTTAACCATCTAACAGATTTTTTTTATGAAAGAACGATTAAAACAACCTAGTACATGGTGGAAAATCTGATGAGTTTGTTTGGCTCTGATTTCTATGTATTATAGTTTAAATTATAGAGTTGCATCATTAGAAGAATTCAGAAAAGAAGTTGATGTAATAGAGATTAAAACAACACTTGCTGAAATCCAAAGAGATATACAGCGAATAAAGAACGACCTACAAGCTAAGAAATAGGTTTTTATTTTTTATTAAAAAATTATGGAGACATTAAAAAGATGGTGGCAAAATAAAACATTCAGAGTTTTTTGTTGGCAGTTATTAGATGTGTTTATTGTTTTTGGAATAACTTATATGAGCTGACTGGAATGAGAGTGGGGACTCTTAGCTACCTGATTAGGTATACCTGTCTGCACTCTCATTAGTAAATATATCAATAAGCAATTATGAGATTTAGGAGTAGATTTACCTGAAAAGAAGTAAAATGAAATGGCTATTGAAGATTTTGATACTCGTAGCAGGACTTTTAAGCTTGATGGTGAGTTATATCGCTTCAACAAATTCATAGATAAAGATGCTAAATCAATACACCATATTATGGGGAGAATGAATCGCTTAAAGTATAACACCAATATAGAGCTTAATAAAGTCTTAATGGATGATAGAGAGCATAGAGCATTAAATGCTTTCTTTAAAGACAAGCAAAATCCAAGAGACCAGCTATTGAAAGTATTTAATCTAGTAAAGCCTGTCCTTAGTCCTTGAGTTAAACAAGAACTAGAAATAATTCTGAATTGTGATGATGACCTTTTTTATAGACCTGAATTACTGAAATGAAAGAAAAAGAAGACTGATACGAATATGAAAACCTAAGAATTTGTGAAAAGTGATTACAAATTGAAAGTTGCCGTAAATGTTTATTTGAAGTTCTATGTAATTATGAAAAACAATCAAAAAGAACTAATGGAGATAATGAATAAATATGCTTATGTAGACTGGAGGAAAGCAGAGACTCCTAACCTACTAGAAGCAGATAAAACACCTCAATTTGAACAGGATGCTGAAAATTGCTGGTTATATTCTATGTTCAATAATGCTTACTATAATTTTGATTGAGATTTCAGGCTTGATGATGTTATTAATGTCAAAAAGCTTATGGAGTCTTATTGATTAAATATAAAAGACTGAGCTTGAGCCCCACTTAGTGGAGCTTTTATTGCTAAATATCTTAGTGAAAAATGGTGAATTGCAGTAAGGAGTTTTCAGATAGATTTCTTCGCTTATACTCTGAATTTATCAGAATTATTAAAGAAGTGAATTGTGCTAGAAATGAGTAGAATAAACACTCCTCTACTCTATACAGATGCACATGATGATTGAAGAGTTAATCAGATTTATAAACCATTTCAAGCTACAGGCTGGCATTCAACAAATGTTTGTTTTGATCCAAATAAGAGAATGTTAAAAGAACTTTGAACACGATGAAACAACAGCAAGAATAATCAGTTTTATTATGATATTTTACAATTCTGAAACAACATAAAGACTAGAGCAATTAGTTCTGTTTTTAATTTTTTATCAATTTTAAAAGATGAATAGACCTTATACAGAGTTCAAGAATAAACGACTCTGAAAGAAAGTTGATTATGATGGTGCTTTTTGATTTCAATGCACGGATCTGGTTAAGCAATATCTTGATGAGTGCTTAGGTTGGTGAAAAGTATCAGCCTTATGAAATGCTAATCAGATTCCAAATAATCTTGAAAAGAAATGATTTGGTAAAGTAGAACCAAGTAAAAGCATTATTCAATGAGATATTATAGTCAGAACTAAATGAAAATACTGACATATTGCTATAGTTGATAGAATCTTAGGTAATAAAGTTCATGTATTAGAACAGAATTGAAGCTGAAAAGACTCTTGAAGTGGAGAATGACAAAATGCTATCAGAATTCAACCTTATGATATAAGCCGATTTCAAATAGTTTTAAGAAATGATGATATAGTCTCTAATTGGAATAAGGAGAGAAAATATATTGAGGAGAAAATATGAGAGTATGTAGATAAACTCAATATAACACAGGATTATCTAAAAAGTATCAAATACCCAGTTTTATAACCTACTAACTAAATAAATGGCAAACTTTCTAAAGAATTTAATCACAGGAACAGCAAAAAATCTTATAACAAACACATTGAACAATGCTATTAATAAGAATAGTTCAACTAATGTAAAAGGTGCTAGTGTTACACAACCTACACAGTATAAGACACCAGCACAGCCACCAGTTCAGACAACAACACAAGTAAAAACAACTCCAATAATTCAGAATGTTAAACCTGTAAATACACAGTATGCAACCCCTGCAAACTCTACTCCTGCTGTAAATAATCAGAGTAGATTTATTGGTTTTCAGAATAATTTTTGAGTTCAAAATCAATTCACACAGCAAGCACAAAATGTTATAAACTGAAATACAGCACAACAGAATATAAAGAAAGCATGAGAAAGAAAAGTATTCCCTGTATATACACATAAGCAACAAGTAGCTGATTATAATAAAATTCAAGACTATAAATACAGAACTAGAGAAGAAGCTATTAAAGATTTTCATTATGATGTTAGAAATACAAACGGTCAATTAACAGCTGAAGATATAGCTGAAAAATACCCTGAATTTAAAAACAATGTACAAGATGCTTTAAAATTGCAAGAAGCATTGTTGCCTTATGTAAGAGATGATGAATTTGCTCCAATGAAAGCAATTACAGAAAATTTTCCTAATTTATTGCCTGCTAAACAACAAAAGACATACGATGATTCTCAGGACAAAAAATTTGATGAAAGAATCAATTATATGAAAACACAAACTAATTATGATGCCTTATCAGATTATTGAAAAGTTTTTTATGATAATATGATGGCACTTAATGATGTAGCTGAGAGAGTAAGAAAAAATTATAAAGTATGAGATGATGCAACTAACTTAGATATTATCTTAACAGCAATAAATAATGAACCTACTGATTGAGAATCAGGTCAATGAAATATCTATAAAAAAATTTATGATGATATGATTATGGCTGGTAAAAAACTTGATAATTCAGACCTTAGACAATTAAGTAAGTGAAATTTAAAAAGATGGATGAATAATCCTATAATGGAGCTACAAGCAGAATTAAGTAAAAAAATGCACGCATGAAGTCAACAATGGAATGAATTAATTAGAGAACCATTAAATCAGATAGCAGAAGAAGCAAAACAAAGCATACAGAATACAAAATCATTACCTGATTTTAATAAAAAATACCTTGAAAAAGCTATTGATGCAACAAATGCTATTGTAAATATACCATGAACAGCTATCAGTTGAGCTGATAGAGTTTTAACAAATAAAATTCAGCTTTCTAATTGGAATGATACAAAGAGTTTCTGAAAGAATATATCAGAGAAGCTAGAAAACATTACTAAAATATGATGATGAGCTATTGAAACATTTTTTAATACAGTAGCTTCTCCTGTTACAGTATGATTTCATGCTGTTTGAGCTACTCCTGTTGCTTGAGATATATTAAATTCAGTATTTGAATCAGTTCCTAATGCTGTAGATTTTTATATGAGTGGTAAATGGAGACAAACACTTGCTGATATAACATTATGAGATGAATGAACAAGAATATGAGATTTATTATGAGTTAAATGAGAAGTAGCTTCTAGTATTATTAGTGATTGGTATAATAATGAACTAGATGATCAAGGTAGAGCTGATTTTCAAAATTCAGTATTTATGCTATTATGATGAGCTAAATGAAAGACTAAATGAAAAACACCAACCTTTGATAAACTATTAACTAATGGTAAAATCAATGCTTGAGCTATTGCTGATTGAATTATTGATACTATCAAACAGTGAAAGAATCGGACTTCTTTTTCTCTTTTCTTAAAAAAGAAAATGTTAGAAAATGATAGGACACAAATGTTACCAGATAGACCATGAAAAGTAAATGATAATGTATGATATACTGATTATAAAGGATGACAATTAAGATGAAAGGATTATCTCGATGCAGTTACTGAATGAGTATGATTTGCAAAGAATAGATTTATAGAAAATTTTAAAGAATGATGAAATGTTGATAAAGCTATTGAACAAAGAAAGGCTTATGAAGCTAACAAAGAAACAATTCAGAATTGGGAGAAAGCTTGAAGTCCTACAATTAAAGAATGACAAACAAAGGTTTGACCTGTTAGGGAGGAATGAACAGAAATTACAGAATATACAGGAGAATACTGAGAGCCTGAAGCAAAAGCTCCTGAAAAATGAGTTGTTGAAAAGGTGAAAGAATGAGTAAAAAACACAGTAGAAAATATCAATAATACTGTAAAAAATTCTTTTTCTAATCTCATCAAAAGAAAATCATGAAACCAAGAGCAACAATCACAACAATGATTCAGTAAATCATGAGTAACAGATAATTGATTAAATCAATTAAATAATACTAAAAATATTGGTGAAGTCAATACTAAGCCACTAAATAATGCTCAAAATCAACTTATTCAGAATTATAATAGGATGAATCCTAAAGCAATTCAGGATTTTGAAACAAGATATTGAGAAAGTTACTGACAATATATGGCTGATAGATGATTTACTAAGGCATGAGAAGATAATCTAAACGATATGGTAACATATCAAAAAGATTTGATGAATATTAAAGAGAATGCTCTTAATAAAATTGATTGAAAATTCAATGATGTAGCAATACAAGATATGTTGGATGTCTTAAATGATTTTTATACAAAGACAAAAGACAGGAAGAATCTAGCTATGATTCAAAATCTAATCAATAAACACAATAATGGTGGATTATCTATGTCTGAGATAAATAATGCAAGGAAAAAATTCCAGTACGACATAAGAACTAACTTTTTCAAAGATTGAAATTCAGAAAAAATTCAATTAGCAAATAATGTATATTTAGCAGTTAAAGACTTCTTAGATAAAACAGCTAAAGAAAACTGATTAGATTCATTAGATGATATAAATAGAGAAATAATGAAAGTACAGCATATCATTTGATGAGTATCTTATAAGATGAGATGATCTAGTGCAAATAATACACTATGATTAACTGATTATATTACACTTGCAAGTATGCTAAGCAATCCTGCATGATTAGCAGTATTTTTATGAAAACAAGCATTAAAAACTAATTGAGTAAAAAATTTTATACTAGATAAAGCAATAGGAAGAAAATGAAATGCAAAAAACAGAATAACTGCTGATAAGATGCAATATGAATTAGAAAGAATTGAGAAAATAAACGATGAAAAGGCAAGAGATAAAGCTCTAGAAGAGTTTTATAATAAATTTATTAAACCAGTAAAAGAATTAAGTGAATATTTTGATAATAGTGTTGCTGAATTCAAAAGACAATTCAATGAATCAATAGAAAAATGAACATTAGATAATGCTCTACCTGATAAAAGGAGTCCATTAGATGAATGAAAGAATGTAATAACAGGGAAGAACCAAGTAACAATAGAAGTAGATGAGCAAGGTAACTCAAGAAGAAAAGGTCAGATTTCTGAATCTGATAAAAGGAGCGAAGAAAACAAAAAAGACTGATATATTAAAAGTGAATCAGAACCAAAGAATCTAGTAACAGCCAAACCAAAGGAAGAAGCTCCTAAAGAAGAACCTAAGAAACCTGAAGTTAAAAAGAAGAAAGAAGTTAAACCTAAGAATGAAGTAACAACTAAGCAACCAGTGAAAGAAGCACCAGCTGAGAAAACTGAATGAATGGTTACTGTTGACGCATGAAAAGGTAAAACTAAAGAAGTACCAATGGCTGAAGTAACTAAACGATGAGTAGACCTTAATGGTATAGACTTAAAACAAATTAAGCCTGAGAATGTAGATGACATTATTAGTAAAGCTGAATGATGATATAAATTCTATAAAGATTCTAAAGACTGAGAGTTTATACAAGCACTTGATAAGAATTGAGAGCTTGTTATGAGTTACTGATATTGACCTGAATATGCTAAATTATTCAAAAGAATAGCAGATAAATGGAATAAAGAACATGGTATAGCAGAGACTAAACCAGCTAAAGAACCAAAGGCTGAGACTAAACAAGTACAGAATTCAAAATTAAAAGATGCTGTTTGAGATGATTACTATAATTGGTTAGAAAGACAGGTAGAAATAATAAATAATTCTAATAAAAAAGCAGAATCTCCAAAATTAAAAGAACCAATAACTGTTGATGATTTAGATATTGGTTCAGATCTTTATCTTAATAAATTTGAGAAACTACATAAAGAGAAATTGTTGGCACTACAACAAGAATTATCTGATTTAAACATAAATCAAGCTGATACAAAGCTAACACCTAAGCAACAGAAGATGCTAGAACAAGCTAAATCTGAAGAAGAAAGGCAATGATTATTAGAAAAATGGAGGAGAGAATACCTTGAGAAAAATCAAATGTCTGATGAAGATATTGCAAAGGTTGAAAACATTATGAATAAAGCACATGAATTAGTAGAACAAAGAGAGAAATACTATAATTATATATTAGATTGGACTGAAAAGAAGAATGCAAAGGACAAAATAACTAATACTAAAAATGCTGTTACAACAAAAAAGCAAAATCCTGTAAATGATGAATTAGTAAAAGCACAACAAGAAGATTTGTTTAATATGCCTGAGACTGAAGATATAGAGGCTATTGATAGAGAATTAACAGCAAAACAACAATCAGATTTAAGAGATATGTCTGAAACTGAGGATGTTGAAGCTTTAGATAATATAAACAAAAAGAATACTTTAACAGCTAAGAAGTGAGACTTCAATTTATTATCTAGAGATGAGAAGAAATCTACACTTAAACAATGAACTATATTAAGTGCAACTATTAATTGAGCAGAGTCATACTATCAAATAGAATCAGTAGATTGAGATAGCATGATAATCAGGAATATAACAAAGTGATGAAAACCTATGCAAAGGGTTAAATTATCTAAAGATATATTTGTAGATGAAGTAATCAAAAATGCTGAATCTATAACATACGATAATTGAAGCAGTAGAAAAATAATTGAATCAGATCTACCAGTATTTGATATGGAAGAAAACTTTAGATATAGAAAAGAACAGTCAGAAAAATTTGAGAAGTTATGATTAAAGACTTGAGATTATATATCTATGAGAAATTGAGAAGCATACAAAGTAAAAGAGATAAAAGGCTGAAAGTTATATTATGAAGATGCTAAAACATGAGAAGAAAAATCTGATTTTATAGAGAATATCACTAGAGATTTTGATGCTTGAATAGCTGAAAAGTGAACAGAATCAGATTTTAATGCTGTAAAAGAAAAAGAACAAACAAGGCAAAATGAAATCAAAGCCAAAGAAGAAGAAAAAGCAAGGAAAGAACAAGAAAGATTAGAACCTATTCAGAGCTATCTTGATACTGTTATTAATGCAGGACAAAAGACTAAAGCAAGAGAACATTTATTAGCAAATAATACATGGACAGATTTAAGTTGAAAAAGAATGTTCTGAAATAGAGCTAAAATGCTTAGAAGTCTTATAGATGAATGATATACATTAAAAGTAGAAGAAACTGGTAAATTCTACCCTAATGGAACTCCTAAGGTTGAATACCATTTTGTAGAACCTGATGGAAATAAATACTACACATTAAAGAAGATAGATTTTGATTATGTAGAACACCAATTAGAAAATAATGCAAAAGTAGAAGAAGAAAAGATGCCTGAAAACACAGTAACTACTGAAGAAGAAAATCATTTATTTAAAAAAGAAGAACAAAAGCCAAATAATTTAACAGAATCAGAGATTATTAAGAAGCATCAAGACAACATAAGGAATAAAGACCTATCACCTGATGAATTAACAGAAGAAGTAATAGAAACATATAAAGAGATAATTTCAAATGAATATAACATAAATAGCACTCAGAATTGATATGTACTAAATTTGATTGATAGACTATTTGATGAAAATACAGCATCAGCTACTACATGGTGAAGTGTAAGGTGAACATTTGAAAATAGTTATCAATTAAGAGATAGGATTAAAGAAATTAATAAAAACCATAATGATGCAATTAAATTAAGAGAGGAAGAAACTCAGGCTAACAAAGAAGAAGCTTCTAAAGCATGACTAAGAGAAAAATTTAAAGAAGAAAGCTGAAATGTATCTGAAGAAATTCCTGAATGGAGAATAAAAGAAATAGTAAAACCATGAACAGTTTTTTCTTGAGAGTATAATTGAAACAAAGATTTCTATCTTGTAGAAAAAGTAGAAGACTGAAAGATGTATGTTATAAGACATGATGCAGAATGAAAACCAATGAATGATAAAGCAAATCCTATGGATTTTGACAGATGATGGGAGCTACTTAGTAATGCGTGATATAAATACGATAATACTTGAAAATTGCTTTGACCTAAGAATGCTATTACAAATAAGACAGAAGTAAAGCAACCTAAAAATGCAATAACTTCTAAAAGTAAGGTAGATGAGATTATAGAAAAAGCAAATGGTGCTGAAATAAAAGTAAGTCTTGGTAGCGATTGAGATTCTTATCTTGTAATTTTTAATGCTGATGGTAAAGATCAAGCATTTTCTGTAACAGACAAACAGTTGAAAGAATTGAATGATAAATGAGCTAATTTTAAAAATGCAGATGAAAGAGCTGATAAACAAGCTAAGATAAATGAAGAAATGAAGAAAAATATTGAAGCATTTGATAATGGACAACCTAAGAACCTTGTAACAAGCAAAAAGCAAGTAGAAGCTCCAACAAAAGTACAAGAAAAGCCAGTTACTACTGAATGAAAAATTCAAGAAACAGATAAAGAAACATATAGGAGTACAATTCTTAAGAATCCAAAAGAACATCCTTGAGAAATGTTTATATACAAAGATTGAAGCTATTATTATCCATCTTATGTATTACCTAGTTGAAAGATTATAACTCCTGAGAATACTTATTGGTGAGAGGTATCATCTGAAAAATATGCTAGAGAATGGCTACAAGATACAGCTAAGGAGTATTCAGCAGAGAATGAAGCAATAAAGACAGGGAAATTACAAAATAGCATAAGTAAAACTGCTGAAAAGTATGAAGAAACTCTAAAAAGAATAGAGTCTGATAATCCAATGTACGAAATTTGGACAAGCTGAGATTATTTCAAATACTGAACAAGCAACTCTCAAATGGCAAAAGCTAAAAAAGAAGCTGATGCAAATGCTCAAGTATGAACATTTAAGAAAGATGTTATCGACTCAAAAGAATGATACAGAATATTTGTTTCATGAAGTAAAACTGATGCAATATGGGCTTTCTATGAACCTAAGACATGAAAAACATATAGGATTTATAGATGACCTACATTAGATGATTCTAGACCATTTACAACAAAGCAAGTTGACCGTATAGAGAAGTTCTTATGAAATGTAGAAAAACAATTAGAAAAAGAGACTAAAAAGGAAAAAGTAGAGAAAAAAGATGTAATAACTCAGGAATGGTTAGATAGTTTAAAACCTGATAAAGATGGAGTAGTAGAATTGCAGGCTAATGATAAAGAAAGATATGTTTTAAAGAGATGAGAAGAATCTCTAATAAAATGATGAAAAGCTGACTGAAAATATCTTTATAATTATGCAACTGAAAGCAAACCTCAATATTGAACTATATACATTAAAGACTGAAATGTATATGAATCAATGAAATGAATATGATGAGAATATATGACAACAAGAGAATCTGCTGTTGAATGGCTAAATCAAAAAGAAAAGGATGTAGAACATGAAGCAACTCCACGATTTGAGAAAACAGATTATGAGACTTTACCAAAGACAGTTAGTGTAGAAGCTGAGGCTGAAGTAGCATGACCTAAGAGAATAGCACCAGATAGAGTTAAATGGCAACAGGAAACATACGATAAAGGATTAGAAAATGTAAAAGATGTAATAAAGGCAAAAAGAGTAGTATTCTCAGATTTATGATTTAAGTCTTTAAGAGGTAAAGCAGTTAAAGATATATGGGAAGAAAAACAAAGAATAGAAAAACTACCAGAATCTGAAGCAGAAATACAATGGAATGAATTAGCAAGAGGTATTTATGAAGATTTAGTAATTAAAGATATATCAAAATGATATAGATACCCTGAAGATGTAACAAGTAAATTCCCTAAAGCTCAAATACAAAAAGCAGTAGATGCAAGAGCAAGGTATGAAAAATGATTATTTACTTCTTTCTCAAACAAAGATACTAGAGCTAATTATCAATATAAAGATGAAATATGAGCTGGTATAAAGAGTCAAGATTGAAAACCTGTTACACAAGAACAGATGAATGAAATCGTAGATGGTATTAGAAGCTTTGGTGGTGTTTTCTGATTAGATATGAAAAAATTTGCTGAAGATAATAATATAATCTATGTTCACTTACATGGTTGAAATCCATTTTTGATGTGAGGTTGATGAAAATCAAGATGATGATGAATGAACATAGCTTGATTATATAGAAGATGAGCAGACTGAAATATAAGTATATCATTATGATGAGTAGAATTAGTAATGGAGAAATGAGAAGATTGAGAAATGAAGAAAAATAATGTTAATGCAACACCTGAACATGAATTAGCTCATGCTTTTGACTATATGTTGGATAATAAACTATTCTCATCACAAGACATAGAAATACTCAAAAAAACTATGAATAAACCAACTCGTTTAATAAATTATTATAACAGATCTCAAGAAATAGTTGCAAGGGCTGTAGAACAATATGCAGCTAAGAAAACATGAAAAAGTCGTTATGGAAGACCATATAAAGATTCACAAGCATATTGGAATGAAGAAAATTTTGATAAGTATGTAAAACCTATAGTTGAAAAGAATATGAAAGAAAAATTGTGAGATTATTCCATAAAAGATAATAAATCAGAAGAATCTACATCAAAAAATGCTGTAACTGCTAATTCAAAGAATGAATTAACAAGTAAGAGTTCATTAAAAGAAAGTATGCCAAGAAATGTCTTAACTGCTAATGTAGATAATTTGTTAAAAAAAACGAAATTACTCAAATGAATAGCAAAGAAAGATTATTAAGTAAACAAGTAAGAAACCTGAAAAATACGGCAACAATGTGATGACTATCAATATGAACTTACACAAAAAATTGACCTATTAAAAATGCCTTAAACACAATAAAAAATGTGAATAAGTATAAGAATTGAATAAAAGATAGGACACTATACCAAGAAGTATTAGATGGTAAAACTGAGTCTTTATTAACTATTTCAAGAATATTAGATGAATGAAAAAATAATGAAGATATACAATATAAATGGTTTAGAGACCCACTACAAGAAAATCCAACAATAATCTTCCGAGAATGATGATGAACTCCTACAAAAGAAAATAGTCGAGCTTTCCATTTACCAGATGATGAGAGGACACATGACTCAATAATAAAAGATTATAATAGTGAATGAAAGTTATCAAGATCTCCTCTAAGGAGAAGAAGAAGATAAAAAAAGAGAGCTATAAAAATAGCTCTTTTTTTAAATAAACTCAAACCCCCTCATAAAGAGGGGGGAGACGGTTCTGTGGTTAAGAACAACTGACAATAATATACTCCAAAATCATAAAAAATCAAGAGATTTTAATATAAAATACCCTAAATTCAAATAAAAGGCTTAAAAAAGCCTTTTTCTTATTAAAAAAATACAACTGTATTTATTAAAATTAGTAATTAATTTTTTGAATAGGATAATACCTAGTTTTAATTCCTAAGCTCATAAAGAGAATGGAAAATGAAAATCAAGAGCTAAACCAAGAACAGGAGGCTCAAAACCAAGAAGCAAGGACTTATACTCAAGCAGAGTATGATGAGTTGCTAAAAGAAAATAGTGCTTTGAAAGAACAACAAAAAGCTAGTACAAAAGAAGCACAAAAGCTTCATTGGATTAGTGAAGTTGCTACTGATAACACTAAGTTCTTTAAACTATATCGTTCAGATAAAAAACAAGCCGAAGCTGTTGCTAAACACTTTGGTTGGTCTGCTTCAGATTTCTACAATGCTATTAAAGAAAAGTATTGAGAGTCTAATGACTGAATTGATATGGAAGATGTAGAAGCTAAAGCTGATGAAATTGCAGAAAAGAAATTTGCACAGAAATCACTTGATAGCTTCAAAAAAGAATTCGGTATCGAATGAAAGCTTGAGAAAGTTTGGAAAGAAGAGTTTGATGGACTAATGGACTGAAAAGCTTGGAATTCTGAAGAAGTAATCAAACAAGCAAAAAGAGCATTAAAACTCGTTAAAGATACCGATGAGTTCCAAGATGAGATGAATAAAGCTAATTCAAGATTAGCTGGTGCTTGAATTACTGGAGGTTCTAAAGCTGATAGTTCAGCCTGAAAATCCAAATGACCATATGAAAAATGGAAAGAACAAGAAGCATCTAATTCAATATTCTCTCAATATGGAAAGAAAAAAGACTTTTAGATCTTATTTTATTAGAAAATGGCTTTTATAGAAAATAAACATTCAAGTGGTAAAGATAGAGAGTTCTTAACTGCTAGCTCTACTACTATTGCTAAGGGAGATGCCCTAGTTTTTTCTTCAGGTTATTTAACACCTGCTACAGCTACTGACACTTCAGCTAACCCTATCGTTATTGCTAGTGAAGATGTAACTACAGGTTCTGGAGAACATAAAAAGATTTTATGAGTTCTAGTTGACCCTACACTAGAATTTATCGCTGACTGTGATGATGCAGTTGCACAAGCACAAGTTGGAACTTCTGTTAAGTTTAAAGATAAGGCTACAGTTGACAATGGAACAGCTGGAGGAAATATCAAAATTCTTGCAGCATTCCCTTGAAAGAAAGCACTCGTTAAGTTTGCTTAGTTTTATATAAGTAATTACAAAAAAGATGGTTGTAAAAACTCACGATTACTGGGATCAGACATCCCACTTAAAAATGATAGATGAAATTTATCAAGAGTCTATGAAAGAGAAACTAGATGACCTAGTTCTTCTTAGAATATTTGATGAAGAAACAAATAATCATAGAAATGATACTATCATTATTGAAGAATGATTAACTGGAGTTTCTTATATCCCTGAAAATTCAGAATACCCTGATGCTGAACCATGAGATTCTGACTCTTACACTATGGAGAAAGCTAAATATGGTGCTAAGGTTTTGATTACTGAAGAAATGAAGAGATATAATGAAATCGGTTCAATGAAAGAAAGAATTAGAAGTATTGTTGATGATTGAATGGAAAAAATCGAACAATCACTTGCTGATATTCTTCTTCACGGTTTCTCTACTTCTCCTTATACTGATGTATATGGAAAGACTATGGGAGCTGTAGGACAAAAAGGACTTGCTTTGTTTAATGCTACTGATGGTAATATCATCACAGCTGGCTCTGTACAAAATCCTGCTTTGTCTGTTCAAGCACTTGATGCTGCTTATGTTATGGGAGCAACAAGAAAGAACACTAAAGGACAATACAAGTCAATTAAATATGATACATTGCTTGTATCTCCTGCTTTAAGAAGTTTAGCTGATACTCTTGTTAATTCTGATAAATTACCATGAAGTTCAGATAATGCTGTAAACTTCAACAAAGGAAGATTTAAGGTAGTAGAGTCTCCAAGACTTTCTCAAAGGTCTGATGGAACTGATACTTCTGCTTACTGGTTCGTATTTGACTCTAAGAAAATCAAGAGACAACTTAAAGTTAAATGGGCTAAAAAACCTGAACTTAAAGCAGTTGGTGAAGTTCTATTTGATGCTAATGAAGTTCATAGATTCTCTTACTGGTATTCAAGAGGTTTCTTGAACTACAACTTTATCGCTGGTTCAACTGGTGCAAATGCTGTAGCTAAACAAGGAATTGCTGTTGAAGTTGTTAATACAACTAGTGCACCAGTAAATACTAAAGAAGTATCTGCCTAGTATAAATATATAAGAGGAGGGAAACACACTCCTCCTCTTTTCTTTTATTTATGTAGAATTAATTACCATGCTTAGATGACCTGACTGGAATAAATTATATGCTAAATGACAATGCCTATATTTTGGAGTTCCATTTAGTGATGACCAATGGAATGAACTCAATAAAGCTAAATCTGAAACAAAGAAAAATGAACTAATCAGGAAATGGAGAGAAGATTACCTAAAAAACAGAGATGTTATTACAGGTAAACTTAAAGAAGAAGTAAAGGCTGAAAAACCTGCTCCAGCTCCAGTTGATGAAACAGCACAAGAAGAAGCAACTGCTCCAGTTGATGAAACTGCTGAAGCTACTCAAGAAGCTCCACAAGAACCTCAAGAGGAAGCTCAAGGAGAAGCAACTGCTGAAGAGTCAATTGAAGATGTAAAGACTAATAAAGCTAAGAAAGGTAAATAATTTTACCTTTCCCTTTTTATCAAATAATGTAGCTGAATTATGAACACAAAAAAAGAGATAGTAGATAAATGCTATAAAATTCTTTGAGAAGAACAAACTTCTACCGTATTTGATAAAGAGGGAGATGTAGTCCCTAGAATTAATGAAATAATTGATAAAATTTGTAGATGTAATGTTACAAATATTTTAACACAAACTAAATTAAGAGGCTGAATTCTTGATTTTTTGTATGAAGAAAAGACTATAAAAATTCCTGAAGCTAAAAGACTTATGACTGATATTGATGAAAATACTACTACAATAACACTAGATAATGTTGAAGATTTACCAAATACAGGTTATTTAGAAGTAGAATGAAATATCTTTCAATATGACTGAATTGATGAAGACTGAACTTTATTAAAAGTAAGTTGATTAAATTGATACCATCCAATGAAATCTGAAGTTCATTTTGCTTATATGATGCCAACAAAAGTATTAAAACCTGCTGATATTTTTGATAATGAATTTGAGTGTTTACTAAAATTTGTAGATTTTAGAGAATCTAAATGATACCAAAGATGCTACACTTTAAAGCCTCATAATGGTAAAAAATTTGCTATTTTCTACAATATTCACTCCCCTGTTATGATTTCATATTCAAAAAAATTAGATCCATTAGAGTCTGATGAAGATGAATGTGGTTTCCCTGATAATTATTGATTAAATATACTCCCAAATTTAGTAGTTTGAGAATTGCTTATAGAAAATAGTAGTGAAGTCCAAAAATGAGAAAGATTATTAAGTATGTGATATTCAGCATTAGAAGATATGTATACTTTTTATGCTACTCCTAACAAACAATTCAGAAAAAAGATAAAGACTGTCCCTATGTCAGTAAATTGAATAGATAGAGATGATTTAGTTCCATTAAGAAGCAATTAATGATAGAATGAATTCAAGTGCAAGCATTAAAAGCTCCTTTCTCACAATGAGTTGTTATGGATAAAGGAGTTCATTTGATGCCTGAACAATATACTCCATATGCTAAAAATATAAGAATAAAAAGCTGAACCACTACAAAAAGGAATTGATATATAAGGGTTGTTTCTCCTACTGTTGAATCTGAATTAGTTTGAGATGATGAAATTTCAATGCCTAGTAATCCTCAAACATTTTCAGTAGAAGACAATTCAGACTCTCATATTGATAATATGATAAGTAATTGAACTGACCTTTTTATTCTAAGTGATTGAAAACTATATAAAGCAGACTTTAATACTGCTTTAACAATGACTAGATACACTAATAATACATTTGATAGTAATGTATCGCTTTTAAGATATTGGAAATATCTATTTTTCTTAAGTGAAAATACAGCAAAATGATATGCTTTAGACACTGATACTTGAGTTAGAACAGAATTAACTGTTACAGATAATGCTTATTTCAGATTTTGAGAAGTTTATAAGCAATGTGTTTATTTAGCATGATGAAGAGATAAAGCTAATATATTATATCGTTCTAGAGCAGGTAATAGAGAAGAACCTACAAATATTTTAGATTTAGATGGTGATGGTTCTGATGATTTATACTTCAAAAGTAAAATAATGTGATTAGCTTCTACAAGGGAGCAATTATTCGTTTTTACTGAAGATAGTATAGAAATTATATCTGAATGACAAAGTGGAGAAGTTTTGACAATAACTACTGTTCCTATTGCTTGAAGTAATCAACCAGTAAATCCTAGAATGGTTGTAAAAGCTGATGATAAGGTTTTCTTTTGGACTAAAGAAAATCAAATGAAATCATTAAATTATATGCAATGAGTAACAGAAAGTGTTGTTTGAGATGTCTCACACAGACAAAATTTATCAATTAAAGATTTCACAGAGACTTTAGATGAAGACCAGTCTACTTCTTTCTGATATTATAACAGAACAAATAAAACAATACACCGACACCTAAAACAAAGATGAGAACCTATACCAAATATCGTATTAGTTTATGATGTAAATACAGACAGTTTTTTCTTTGATACTAATAAATACTTTAATTGTGTAGCAGAACACAAAAACAAATATTATGGAGGTTCAGTATTTTGACCTATTGTATATCAAGATGATATCTGACCTACTGATGATTGAATCGCTATTGAGTGGGAAAGAGATACAGCTTTATTTTCTGTTGGATCTCCTGTGTATAGAAAAGAATTCAGAGAAATAAATATCTATTGAGAGAAAGATGATGATGTAGATATAAATGTATCTGTTTTAGTGGACTGAAAGACTGTATTTGACTGAACTATAAAAGCTTCATGATGATGAATAAGTTGATTTGCTTCTGTTGGTTCAGCTACTAAACCTATAGCATTTGAAACAGAAAAAGCACCAATAAAACCTTTTGAATATATCATTACTAGATGAAATTTAAGGGCAAGAGGTAAAAAAATTCAGGTTATATTCAAAGGTAATTCTAATTGAGACTTCTGTTTAAGCTGAATGGAAATCTGATATAAAGACCTTTACGATAATTTTATGCAAGATAAGGCAACTCCTAATAAATAATTTATATTCATAGTATATAGCAATGGCAGTAAAAACTTACGATGAATTCTTAAAATGATTTCAGGGGTTAACACCTCAACAACAGCAAAATTTTAGGAATATGACACAAAATGATGCAACAATACAGGGTTATTTACAGCAATATGATAAATCAAACACTGTATATACACCAAGCACTACTAATAAAGTAATGCAGTCAAGCCAACCAACAGGTGCTTTTTGAGATACTTGAGGTGCTAGTAATACTAAACAATTTACAGGACAAGGAGTAACAAGTGCTTGAAATTATAACTATAATCCTAATCTAAAGACCAATTCTTTACAAAATTGAAGTCTGACTTTTTGAACTAATGCAGAAAGTGTAGAAAATAGGACTCCTTGATACCTAGAACAGAGAAATAATGCTATTGCTAATGCTTTATACAATGAATGAAAAACAGATGAAAATTCTGTAAGAAATTATCTTAATACCTTTCAGGATTTCAGAGCTTACGACCAATTATGACAAGATAACACAGTCACAGCTATTATGAAAAGAATGTGAACTATGCAAAATCTTGCTAATCAAGGTAAATCAACAAGTGGAGCAGACTTAAATTCAATGCTCCAAAATGAGATAATGAATAATTATAATAATGCTAAAAATGGTTATTCAGATTTAATGTGATGAGGTGCTAATTATTATTCAAATTTTTGGGATGCTGTTAATGGTAAATTACAAAAAGCTTACTGAATTTCAGATTTAGATGCTTTTAAAGAAAGATACCCAGAACAATATGAGTCTTTACAACAAGCTCTTAGTAATGTTGAATGAGTTTGGAATGCAACAGATCCAAATCAAAGACAAATGCTAGATGGAGTATTGCAATGAATTATTTGAACATGAGTAGGTGCTTGAAGTGATGTATCTAAACTAAAAGTATTAGAAAGCTCTATTATGAATAAATTTGAAAATCCTGACAAAATCAAACAGGATGCTCAAAATGTTATAAAGCTCCAAACTGAATGAAAAAATACTAAAGAAATTGCTAATCAAATGGGAATTAGTGAAGACCAAGTTCAACAACTAATTCTACTAGCAAATTGACTAGACTCTAAGGCTTGAGAATACTACAAATTAAAGCCTGAAGCTTCTAAAGATATAACTGAACCATATGATACTAAATTAGATAGACTTAACCAAGAAAAGAAAATCGCACTAGATAGAGCTAATAGAAATGTAGACTGGTTAAAACAGGATTATGATACTAATTATGAAAGACAACAGCAACAAAACGATATAAATGCACACAATGCTGATTTCATTTCATGACAATATGGTTATTGATTCTCTAAAAGAGGTATAGAATGATTAAATTATACAAACCAACAAGCCAAGAATATTCTTGATGATTTAACAAAGAATTATGATAGAAATAATCAAGAAATGGCAGATGGTATCGCTGATATAATTAGAAATTGGCAATGGAATAATGAAGACCTAACAAAAGCCTGTGAAGATGCTCTTACAAAGGCTAAAAATAGTTTTACTTCAAATATGCTTGCTATTCAACAACAATATTGAACTGTTGGACTACAAGCACAACAGGCACTATCACAAAATGTTCAGTCTTTTATAGAACAAGCTGAAAATATCTATGATAATGCACTAACAAGACAGCAAAATAACCTAACTAATCTTATAAATAATGTTGCTAATCTTAATGCTCTTGCTTCAAATAACTTACTATTAAGACAGCAAAGAATAGAACAATTCCAAAGTGAGTCTATGAACCTTAATAGAAATCAATTACAAAGTCTTGCTAGTCAATTATGAATGGATCCGAATAATTACCAAGAATTAGTAAATTACCAAGCACAGGCTGTTGCTAATGAATTAAATTGATATGTTCCTTGAGCTTGAATGTATTTTCAACAAGAAATTCAAAGTCAATTAGACCAATGATATACACCAATGCAAGCTATGAATAATATTATGAATTCTGATGAATTCAAAGCTATGACACAAAGTAGTGGTTGAGAAAATTGGGCTATGAGTAATTGAATAATGTATAATAAATCTACTGGAGAATATAGGGATTTAAACTGAAATACATGGAGTAAATTAAATGATAATACTCTATATAATCAAGCAACAGGACAAACTATGAATGTATCAGATTTATGAAATATAGGTTGAAATGATACAAATACTCAATCAGTTCAGCAATGATTACAAAATTTCGCTAACAAATACACAGTATGAAGCACTGGATGACAATGTTGAGCATTTGCAAACAAATATCTTGAAAGCTTATGATTAAAATGAGTATTTGTAGACCCTATTGAAGATAAGAAAAAAGCTATAAATACAGAAGAATGATATGTACCACAAGTATGAGATATAGCTGTAATGAATTCTCCTAGTCAACCACAATATTGACACGTAGCTATTATTACATGAATATCTCAAGATAATAACTGAAATATGGTATTAACAACACTTGAATCTAATAAGAAGAATAATGACTGAAAAGTATTTACAAGAACATTTACTCCTAATGTAAATACTGCTACAGAAGTATTCTGATATTATCATCCTGAAGTACAATGAAATCCTTGAATGAGTAATTATGATATAGATACAGCAACAATGAGGATTGGTAGAATGGCTTACTGAGCTAATATATCAAATACAGAATCAGAAAGAGTTGCAAGAGTATTACAGGACTGAGCTAATATGTGAAAGAGTCAGACAGAAATATTATACGATGTATTATGAATGAGAATCACAAATAACTTAGATAAAGCTGAACCATTTATTGATATAATGGTTCAAAACTCAGACAAAGACTGATTAAGTGCTTATAATGTTCAATGATTTGCAGACTTTATTAATAAATGACAGATAGAAAAAGCAATGAATATGGTTGAACAAGCAGTTGCTAAAGAAAGATGATGAAATTTTGCTTCTGATTTGGCTAAATATGAGAATTGAGCTACTTATGCTTACAAAAAATGAGATGAAATGATTAAAACAATTAAAGACCAAACAGCTAAATTATGAATTGTAGCAGGTAAATTAACAGATAAATGGAGTAAAGTAATGTGAGATAAGGAATTCCAAAAACTAAAATCATCTATTGTAAATTATATTGCAGACTGGAGACATGAAATGTTAGGTTCAGCAACAACTGAAACAGAATTAAAGATGATAGATGATTTAATCCCAAGTATTACAGATAATCCATCTAATACAATAACTAAAATACAAGAATTCCAAGACTACTGGTTAAATAAATATAATCAAACAAGATGAAATCTATATTTACCAGCTTTAAATAAAGAAACAATATTAGATAAGAAGAAAAGGGCAAATGTATATCTATACTGAGACCCTTGAACAAAGACATTATGAGAATGAGTAAAAATGTGAACTTCATGATGAAGAATGTAATACAAAAAAGGAGCTATTAAAGCTCCTTTTCTATTTCTTCTCGTTCCTCATGATAACTTTTTCAAGTCTTATACTTATGTATAATATTATTCCAATCATCATAATGTTTTTTATGTTCTCTTAACTCTTTAATTCAATCTTCATAGTTATTACTATTATTTGGGAATAAGAAATCAGAATCCCAATATAAATGTTCATCCTTATAAACATCATCAATATTATATTCATGTATTTCAGTTCAATCAGAACTATTAAGTATTAGTTCATATACAGATATACACAAACCAGAATATTCACTATAAAACACTTGTAATTCATCAATATAATCTCAGTCTTTCAAACTTAGTTTTTTATTTAAATAATTTATATAATTATTCCTATAATCAATACAGTCTTTTTGTTTTTGATATGTTAATTCAGATTTTTCATCAATTTTTTCTAATGTAACATTATTATCTGCTCAACATCAAGTAAGTAATACTAAAGAAAATAGAAGAAATGCTATTTTTTTCATTGCTAATCCTATAAAAAATAAAGATACACAATTATATCTAAAAAAATACTATAATTCAATACAATAATTCGGCTTAAATACTACTCTTTCAATAATAAAAAATACAACTGTATTTATTGGAAATATCTCTTATCACATTTAATAAGAGATATTTTTATATATTCAGGAATTATGGAGGAAGAACTTAAAATATATGAAGAATACTGAAAAAATCCTCTATTATTTATTGAGGCTATGTTCTGACTTACTCCTCAACAAGTTTTACCTGAATATCAAATTTTACTAGAAGAATGCAGAAAAACCTGAGATTATTCTAGGATTAAATCTAATATGTTTGAAAAGTTTGTTAAATATGAACAACTTACACGGCAACAAGTAGAAATCGTATTAGCTGTTGGTAGAGCTGTAAGATGAGAAGATAAAAGAAAAATAGTAGTAAAATCCTGACACGGTATTGGTAAATCATCTATCATTTCTATCATAATGATATGGTTTCTTTTTTGTTATTATCATGCAGTAATTGGTTGTACTGCACCAACACAGGTTCAAATGCAGGATGTATTATGGAAAGAATTATCACTATGGAAAGATAGACTCCCTGAATGAATAAAACAATACTTTGAACACACTAGAGATTATATGAGAGTCTGAGAGACTGAAAACGATAAAAATGCACGATATGCTAGAGCAAGAACAGCAACTAAAGAACACCCTGAAGCTCTTGCTTGATTACACTCTGATAACTTAATGATTATAGCAGATGAGGCATCTTGAGTCCCTGATGAGATATTTGAGACTGCAATGTCAGCTATGACTAACCCTAACTTTATCTTCCTTATGATTTCTAACCCTACAAGGCTAGAATGATATTTTTATAAATCATTTACAGAAAATGCTGAATGATTTCAGACTCTAAGTTTTAATTCTGAGGAGTCTCCTATCGTTGATTGGGCTTTTGTTAATAATATTGTAGCTGAATATGGTAAAGACTCAGACCAATATAGAGTTAGAGTTTTATGAGAATTCCCTAAAGCTGGACTTATTGATGATAAATGATGGATACCATTATTTGACCCTAATGAGATAACTTTCATATCAGAAGAACAAGCTAGTTATGAAATGAATGAGTTTGATAAACTTTGAATAGATCCAGCAGGTAATGGAAAAGACTTTGCCTCTTTTGTTGCTAGAAATAACTTTTATGCTAGTAGAGTCTCAAGAGAACAGAAATCTGATGACAAATCTATAGCACTTAGAACAATACAATTAAAAACACTACTCCCTAGACTCAAAGATAATGATATTATCTATGATAATTTTTGAGTATGAGCTAATTTAGGAGTAGAACTTGCTAAACAATGAATATTTGCAAGATGAGTAAATGCAGGAGATAAAGCTGAAGATGAGAATACTTTCTTAAATAAAAGAGCTGAATGTTATTGGAGACTAAAAAAGGAGTGTAAACAATGATTAAAGCTGATATGAACAGCTAAAGACTGGTCAGATTTATTTATGATTAAATATAGGAGAACTGAAAAAGGACTTATAAAAATAATGGATAAAGTAGAAATGAGAAGAGAATACTGAAAATCACCTGATGATGCTGATGCTTTAATGATGACATTTTGGGACAACCCACAAATCATAAGAAAACCAAAAGAAGAAAGAGAAAGGGAGCAGATAAACCCATTTACAGGAGAATTAAAAAGAAGTAAACATTTATCACATAAACTAACTACAGCATGGTAGATACAGAGAAGCTAGAAAATAGTAAATTAGAAGAAAAAACTAACCTTAAAGTGTCTGATACTGATGAAGAAGCCTTACACAGAGTCCTTGATAGAATGGATGAAATGAAACAAGGTAAAGATAGACAAGACCAAGAGGCACTTTGGGATTATATTGATAAAACTTTTAAAGCTAAACCTAGTTATAAATGGAATTGACAGGTTGCACCGACATTAAAAGTAGAAGAAGCACTAATTGAAGCCTCTATATGAATGCAAGATGCACAATTACCAATAAATGTTGAAGCAGACTGAAAGCCTGATGGAATAATGCTACAACTTGCTAGATATACTCTAGACCACTTTATCTATAAGGAGAGAATAACACAAGAAATCAGACTCCATATGGACTACTCTAGAGCTAGATATTGAACTGCTGTATTGTTTTCAGGATTAGAATTATCTTCTAAATTTATTGCTAAAGAAAGTAATGACTGATATTTTAATCCAAAATGAGAGCTTGAAAGAATAGAAGAACTTCATGTTAAGATTAAAGATGTTCCAATAAGACAGGCTTATTTTGATGATACAGCTAAAAGATATGAAGAAGCAGTAGACTGTATTTATGAAGAATTTTTACCTATTGATGAATATAAACTAAGATACTTAGATGATAACTGAAAATCTAAGAAAAATTTTACTAATGCTGAATATGTTTGAGTCTCTGATGATGTAAGACCTGATGAAAACCAAAACGGAGATATGGTAAAACTATGGCATTATTACAATAAATTATATGCTAAATATATCATCGTAGTTAATGAAAAAATAGTAATTTATAACTGAATAGCCTCTACAAGACACGGAGAATTACCTCTTGTTCCTGTTCAGTTTTATAATAATCCTTACTCAATTTATGGTATCTGAATACCTGAAAGATATGCAATAATTAAAGCATTAAATAACAACTTCTACTCTGCTATGATATGAGGAGCTTGGCTTAATGCTGGTTCAATATTATTTACTGGAGAATGAGCTGAAATTGATGGAGAAATTTTTGTTGAACCTTGAGAAATTTCTATCATAGAAATGACAAAAGGATCTAGTAGAGATGTAACACCATATAATACTAATGTTAATGTTCAACAGCTAGCTGATATTGTTACTCGTATGGATGATATTTGAGCTTACTTAACAGGTATAAACATAAAAGCTCCTTATTCTTCTCCAGCAAAGACAGCTTTTGAGACTTCTGTTATGAAAGAAGAACAGAATAACAGACTAAAAACTATTTATGAAACAAGAGTAATGGGACTAGAACAAGCCTTTACTTTAATGTTATCAAATATCTTTACTTTCTTACCATATCAATATGCTGAAAAGTCTATTGATGAGAAGCAAAAGTTAAAGAATTATAAATGGTATCAAATTCCTGTTAAATGATTCAGAATTATAAGAGATGATAATTGAAATCCATTAAATCTTGAAGAAGATAAAGACTATAAAGACTATTTTGACTTAAAGCCTGAAATAGTAGAGACTTGAAGAAATATGAAAGTAAGAATAGTTACTCCATCTACAGCTTCTACAATGAAAGCCTTAGAAGTAGAAAATATCACTAAATATATACAAGCTAAGCAAATGTTAGGACAAATTAAGATGATGAACCTACAAATGCAACAACCAATAGACAGCTTTAATAAAATTGATGAGAAATTAGATATGCTCTTCAACATAGATAAAGAAAATATCGATATTCCATCTAACGAACAACAAGTAAGAGATGCTACAGCACAAATTACACAAATGATAAATTCTTTTAGTTTTTGATGATGAGAAAATGAATTGAATAATCAAATGGCTATGCAACCTAACCAACAAGGAATGAATATGGGTTGAGAAGAATGAGTACAACAAGCTAGTTGAACAGAGCAACAAGTGGCTTAATCAATTCAAGCCTGAATGTAAGCTATTAGAAAGTGAAAATATTAAGGAGTTAGAACCTAATGAGTTAAAAGCACTACTCCAAGAATTAAAAAGTACAAAAAACTGACTTCTTATAGAAGAAAAAAGATACACTAATCCAGTTGAAATAGCTTATAGAGATGGTGCTATAATCGTTGTAAACATACTAATCAAGAAAGTATTATCTGTCTTACAACAAAAAATCAAAAATGAAGACTAATTTATATTAACTTATAACAGCAATGAAAAACCAATACAGTTTCAGACTTACTACTACTCTACTACCTACAGATACTACAGCAAAGGTTACACAAGTAATCAATAAAGTAGATTCAGAGGGGAACAAATTTTACCCTACATTTACTGAAGAAACAGTAGTAATTACTAATGATGATAGAACTATTATGGAAACAACGAGAGCTGTTTGTACTGATGGAGCTATCACATTTACTAAAAGATGATTACCTGATGATGGAAGCCTTGAACCAGTAGATAATAGAAAATTAACTTGGAATCCTTGAAGTTTACTATTTATCACACTTTGAGCTTCTGATATTATAGATAAAGATGATGATATGGTTTGGCAATGAGACCAGACTTATCTTTGAAAAGCTGAATATAAATGAAGATTAGTAACAGAAAAAGGAGTAGAATATCCACATTTTGATACATTGGCAGATTTACAGGCTTATTGAACTCCTTTTGGTTGAATGTTTGCTGTAGTAGATGCTAGTGGAGAGTTATATAGATATAATGATGTAACTGAAGAATGGGGAGTAGTTACAACTAATGAACCTACTAATCCAGAACAAGCTAGCACAAGTGCTGTTGGTACTGTTAGAGTTGCAACTAATGCAGAATTTGAGGCTGGAACAGAACAATGAAGTAATAATGAATTTTTAATGCCAACAGTTCCTCAAGTAAAAAGATTAGCAACAAATTCTCAAGTATGATTATCAAGAATAGCAACAAGTTCAGAGGTGAGGAATTGAGCATCTACCTGAGAAGATGGAGCACCAATATTTATAACACCTAGGCAATTTCAGAATGAATGAAAAAATATGAGCCTTGTTAGAACAATAGTTAATCAATCATCACAATCTTCAAGTACAAGATGAACTACATTAACAAAATCTTATGAAACAACGAGAAACTGATTTTTAACTGTTGAATGGATTGAAGAAACAAATGGTGGTTCAGTTGATACTCATTTTGAAGTTGAAAATGCAGATTACCGATATTGACCATCAGTAGCTACTGATACGATTTCAAGATGTCTTGTTAATATATGATGAACTAATTACTACCCAAATATTAGAATAAAAAGAACTGCTATATTAGCAGTAGGGACATGAACAATAAAAGTTAACTTATACATTGATGATAATGCAAACTTATCAGGCCTTGTATATGTAAGAATTGTTGATTTCTTTTACTTTGAATAATTAACAACCAATGTTGCTACTAGAATGAAGTGATACAAGAGTAAGATTTAAAGTTAGAGAAGTTGAAGATAATTTAACTTCAGATTTAGATTTATGAGAATTTACTGAATATCGTTTAGAAATTCAGTTTTCTGATGATACTATTAAAGAATTTATTGGTGCAATAGATACAGCTATGAATGAAATAGTATTTGATATTTTTTGAGAAGATACAGCCAATAAAGAATGAAGCTTTAAATATGATGTATGGGGTATTAAATGAGCTAAAAAAGTCAGATTTAATTCTGATACTAAGAAATGAAAAATTTTAAATTCTGTAACAATACCTGATGTCTTGCAAGAAAGCACTACTTGAACTTCTACCGATAACGACTTATCTAGTGAACCTTAAAAATCAAAAAAAATATGATTTAGAGGCTAAAAATACTGATAATTATCAAGTGGAAGAAATAAAACAAAAGGAGTATGACATTTCTGTTTGTGTATTCTTTAGAGATCCAGATTTACCTGAATGGATTTTAGCAAGATGATGGTGGAATGATGAATGATTATGGACTCCTGACTGAATATTCCCTATGTAATTTACCTATAAATATATAACTATGACTGAACCACAATTGCCTATAGAATATTGAGATAGTTGATTAGTTGCTAGAAATAAAATCAATAATTCTCGAACAAAACTTTTACAAGATGTAGAGGCTTTTAGACCTAGTATATGAGAAAATTGAAACTGGTATATCTGAACTACTGATACATGAATTCATGCAGAATGATATACTACATCTTTTAGAGTTGATAGTTGATATATTCAGTATAAAGAAGAAAATTCTAATGTATGGAATAATCTTATTGCTATATCTGAATTAAAATGAGATACAGGTAATTGAATAGAAAGTGTAACAGCAACAAAAAACTGAAAAATCACAACTGTTACTATTACATTTACTGAAGATGAGAGTCCATATACATTCCAAATTTCTGATGGAGCTGACTGACAGGATGGTAGAGACTGAACGGACTGACAAGACTGACAGGACTGAGAAGATGGTACTAATGGTGTTGGTATAGCATGAATATCAACAAGTAAGGCTTGAAAAATTACAACTGTAACTGTTTCATATACAGATGGCTCTACTCCTGATAGTTTTGAAATATCAGACTGAGCTGACTGACAGGATGGTAGAGACTGAACGGACTGACAAGACTGACAGGACTGAGAAGATGGTACTAATGGTGTTGGTATAGCATGAATATCAACAAGTAAGGCTTGAAAAATTACAACTGTAAC